CACCCACGGCTGCTCGACCATGTGTCTTCGTAGCCTGACTCTAAATCCCAGTCTCCATTTGAGATAACCGAGTCATCAAACAACGGCACCTCGGCATACGCCTTGACCTCTGTACCGCTAATAAAGTCGATAATGCGCAAGCGCCCCTGCGGTGAGACGTTAATGTACTGGTCAACATCGCTCGAACTGAACACACTTGATGATGCCGTGAGCGTAATGTTTCCGTCCGGCTGGTCAGGCGTTAAGTCTGCGCTGGGGTTTGTTGTAGAGATGGTGTAAGCAAACTTCGGGATAAACGAAAACGACAGATCAGATACTGTCCATGACGCGTCTGTTGCCCCGCGCAGAATGCGCTGCGGAACCAAGNTNTCCTGAACAATAATCAGCGTGTCAGCCGACTGCGCCCAGCACATGGTCGGGATGACCGCCGAAGTAATCTTAGGAACTGATAAGAAATCGTTGCCAGTTCCGTTAATGTCGGTAATCTGCACGCCGTCCTTGAAGACGTACATGCGCTGATCGACAAAGATCAGCATGTAACTGTCGTCCACCGAAAACTCAAAGTGTACGGTGCGTACAGCCGTGCCAGCCGAAGAAGGGAGTTCTGCAATAAACCGGCTGCCATCGCGGCGAACCATGCCGCCCTGCGGCTGGATGGTGACGTTCTGTGCCGTCTCAAGTCCGTTGTAATACTGCTGTAGGTCAGTACGGGCTCGCAGCTTGGGGTCGATCTCCCCGCTGGTAAAGTTGGTTTGGGCCCGGATTACACGGCTCATCCGCGCACCGCAATCAGCGGATAGTCCTCAATCCTCTCGATTGACTTCGACCCGCCATCAATGTTCATGGCAACACGCATAAACCCGCCGCGACGATTCTCGCTCGGAGTTCCGTACGCTTTGCGCTCAAAGTAGTCTGCTTTTGTAATCTGATCCGTGACAGCCTCGGCAATCTCTGCGGCCATCGCGTACTTAAGCAGCTGCACAAAGTATGTCGGCAGCAGCGACTCGCCCGGTGAATACTGATAGTCCACCCAGATTTCTTCTTCGTTGGTCTGCAGCTTGTTATCAATAATCTCCCAGCCGTATGAGATAGGCCGGAGACCGGGGTCGCTGGAATTAAATACGGCACGCACGCCAGCAAGCGTGTCGCCTGGTAACTGGTAGAGGTACTTCCACTCGCTGTTTGGCGTCTCTGTCAGACGTGCGAGTTTCACCTTCTTGACTGACCACGACCACGGGTAGGCCGCGATGATGGAGTCCTTGAGGTCGTCGTAGATACGGTCACAAATCTGCGCTGCATCTGTGCCTTCTGAAAACGACGAAAGGGGCGAGGCCCCCAATAGGATTAGCGCATCCGAACAAATGGACAGCTTAGTGTCGCCAGAAGCCATAACTCACCTCAAGAGAAAGGCCCCCCGAAGGGGGCCATTTCGTTTAGTCGCTGTCGGTAGCGGTGACGGTCAGACCGTCAGTCACATCGACAACACCACCGGAGTTGCTTGCAACATAAACCAGAGCAACACCACCGCTGTGAGCGACAAAGATCAGGTCGTTCACTTCGAGGGAGTCAGCCAGGTCGTTGAAGTAACCGGCGGTATTCACGTCAGCAATAGCATCAGCAGTCGAGTAGGTGTAGAGCGCCGGAGCGTTCCCACGTTTCGCTGCACCAATGTTTGCCCATCCGTCTTTATCAAAAGCCATGATTCAAACCTCCTTACGATTCGCGGCAGGTCAGCTTGACGATACCTTCATCGTCAATAGCAACTGCGCCAGCCGAGAACATGGACGCCACCAAGAAGGAAGTCTTCTCGGGGATGTAGTCCACACGCGAGGTCTGGTTCATGCCGATGCCAAGACCGACGGCGTCACGATGGAACGCATAGAGCGTACGATCGTTTGAGCCATCAACCGGCAGGCCGCCCTCGTCACGATCACCAAAGGTGATGAAACGGAAGCCCATGAACGTGTTGATCTCGCCCGTGACCAGCGCACGCACCGTGTTGAAGTCAGCCGAGGTGGTCTCGGTCTCACCCAGCAGTGCCTGCAGGCTGTTGGCGTGAAGCAGCATGGTGCGGCCTTCCATCGGCACGTTGTTCGTGTCGAGGAGGTTCTTCGCCTCGCGCAGCTTCTCGATGTTGAGGTTGCTGTCCGAACCGCCTACGTCGTTATCAACGGTGGCGGTGGTGCCGGAGGCGTCGAGGGCATCAAGAACAACCTGATCCATGCGACGAGCAATAGCACCGGAGACAACCTGAACAAGCTCCTGACGCTCGTTGAAGTTGACCTTCTGCTGCTGAAAGATATCCGAATACTCAGCTGCGATGTAATCTTCCATCGTCGCAGTGACCTGCGAGTAGGAAACATTCAGCGGGGTAACGTCGGTCTGCGGCACGCGAATCGTCGCGGAACCTTTACCGATCTTCGGAAAACGTACGGTTGAGCCTTCGACCCCAACGCGCTCGCGGGTAACACCGGCCAGGAGACGCTGCCCCTGGTACGCCTGTTTTACCTCTGAGTCGAAGAGGGTAACAAAGGCATTTGAAATCTGTACTGCCATTGTACTTACTCCAAGTTCTAACTAATTTAGGGTAAAACCTGTGACGGTTATCCAGTGCGGGCCGTTGTAATCAGGTCACCGGCTCACGAATGTGAGTTGTCGGTTAGGTGAAATATAACAGATTTTTCAAAAAGAAAAAGGGGCCGAAGCCCCTTTCGCTATGCCTCGCCGAAAAACTCCATGAATTTGCGTTCCACTTTCTGTGTGTACGCCATGTCTTTTCCGTAACGAGGGTCGGCCACCATTGCGTCCAGATCGGCTTTGGTTTCGCCTTTGCCTTCCTGCACAGAAATGTCAGGAATTGGCTGCTCACCGTATGACTGCCTAATCTTATTAAGCGCCATAATAAAGTCAGCACTGTCAGCCTTGGATGCAATAGCGTCCACTTCTTCGTGAGAAAGGGCACCAGAAGTTCCCAGTTTTGTGAGCCACTGATTAAGACTCGAAATTACTTTCTCGCCACTGCGGCCAAGTTTTGCAATTTCCTTCTCTTTATCAGTCTCGACCTTCTCAAACATGTCACCCATGTGTTCCATATACATCTGGGTAATCTGATCGAACTGGTCTTGGCTCAAACCGTTTTCTTTTGCAAAACCCTTAAACTCATTTAAGAGCGGATCGTCGTCAGAAACACCATGATCGGCAAGACTAGAAATGTCATACTTGCCATCTTTTGGCGCTTTGTGTTTACCAGCCGACATTTTAGAGCGCAGTTCTTGATACGACTTAGCCAAGTTCTCAAGATCAGGGCCATTCTCATCATCCCAAAACTGCTCGGGCATCCACTCCGGACGCTCGCCCCATTCAATGTCTTCTTCCTTGGTGGTTTCTTCGGTCTTCGCTAAATGGTCAATTGACTCTTCCGGATTAGCTTCCTCTTGTTTATCAAGTTCCGGCGACAAAAGGCCGCCCGACTCTTGAGTTTCCTGCTCAGGTGCAGTCTCAGTAGTTTCTTCTGAGTTCACGTTTTCCATATCACTCATTGGTTACGACCTCTTTCGATACGACGCAGAATCTCGCGCACAATGCTGTTTTGGCCTTCGCGTGCAAACCCATGCGATGGGTCTTCACCCGGATACCAAGACGGCTGATCCAGCGTCATCGACTTCAAGTAATCCAGGACTTCCGTTCCGGCATCGGTGGAGAAACAACGAACGAACATTAAGTCCAATTCGTCATGCGCGATCTTGTTTTTCGTCAGCTGCTCATTGTCAGCCTGACGCAGCGATTCCCATCCTTCCATTTACTGCTCCCGTTGCTGTTGCTGCATAGCCTGCTGTTGTTGCATTTCCTGCATCTGCTGAACCATCAACTCTTTTTCTTCGGGTGTGGTCAACAGGGATTGCGGCACGCCCATCTTGTGAGCGATGTACTCAAGCATTTCTTCCTGATTGATTGCCATCTGGCCGACCTGACCAAATTGAGCGGCTATCTGGCCGAACTGCAGCACCTTCTCCAAATCATCGAGGTTCTGGGCCTGCGCCAGTGGCGAGGTTGGCACAACCTTAACCTGCTGACCGTTAACACTAAGCGGCAGGTCAATTAGGTTCATCTCGTCCATGACGTAAAGGATTCGCTTTACAATCGGCGTCATAACCTCAGTAATCAGGCGGCCATAAGCGGAGCCCAAGTTCTGAGACAGTTCCTTCATGCGCTGCACGATCTCGGTGGCCGAGCGGGCAGACATGTTGTCCGGCGGCAGGGAGTCATCAAACAGCATCCGCTTGATAGAGTTCACCAGATCGTTGATGACCAACTGGGAGGTGTTGAAGTCGG